CCATCTAGCGCCTCCTTTTACCATCTACTAAAATATAGAATATTAGTAGCAATGACGAATTGGTTGTATCGGAGTGGAGATCTATGGTTGCCAGAACCAATTGTCAAATCGTTGGATTCCTATATTGTTGGGAATGACAAGACATTGTTCTATTTGAATTTCTGGCATATCAATCATTTTTTCAGTGGTGTTCTCTTTGCTCTTTTCTTTCCAACGTATTCCTTTTGGGTCTATTTGGTAGTTCATACTGTATGGGAATTGTGGCAGCTTTTCATAGGTATGACCAAACAAAATCTACGAGGTCTGTTGGATATCATCAATGACACATTGATAGGATCCATCGGATTTTATATTGTGAAGCGCTACGCTTAGAAGGCAAAGAGCAATCCAGCACGGCCACCATAGATTCTCAAAATATTGTAAGTTTCCGCAAAACTATAGACAATATAGCGTGGAACATTGTTCGGATCTATAGACCCTAAAATAGGTTTGAATTGAAGACGCAACTCAATTTTTTCTATTTTGTCTAAATTGGCTTCCCCCATTACCACAGAAGTTGGCATAATACCGTGTTCCATTCCAAAGGGTAAATTGTAATAATATCCATTGATCCAAGGAGTCTTTTTCTGAACAATCGATGGCAAGAGGCTTCGGAAGATTTGCGGAGCGTAATTGCTGTAGCGATACAACTTATTCTCGTAGACCAGACTGATCATATCCAAAGGTTCCGATTGGCGAGTAGAAAATCCTGGTTCCAAATTCCCTAAATTCACCGCATTCAAACCTTGTGCATTGGGCCACCAAGGAGCATTCAGAACACCAAGACCACTCAAGTCTCTAGAAGACAAGAAAGGCGCATTGTATGCTTGTGCTTCATACCGTTGCGCAAAAAAGAATATATCGCGGGTTGGATTTGGAATGCGAAGAGGAATGTTCAGTTTGGGCAAGCCATTGGAATCCGCAGGTTCAAAGATATAATGCTGAGGAATAGGATATTGGATGTCAGAAATTCTAAACTTATTGGCCTCAGGCTTATCCAAATAAACGTATTCTGCCAACATATAGGTATCTCCTAAGGAGTAGGAGCTGGGCATCGTAATTCCAGGAATTTTGCTCACAGAAGTTGTAGTCGTAGGATTTCCACTCAAACCAGCAACAGTTAGATCGTTTCCTGTTTGATAAAACGGCGAATTTAACAAAGGAAAATAGGCTTCGCCTCCTGCGGGTGTGGTTCCCGCAGGAAAGGAAGTCTGAGCAGAACTGACATACAGGGCGTTCAGAGGCGCAAAGGTAATATTCACACGAACCTGGTCATTGTTAATGGCGTCTATAGGCAACGCAACTCCTGGATCACCTCTGGAGAACCAAAAAGGAAGAGGAGTGACAGCAACTGTCGGCCTCTCTGTCCATCCAATGCTCGTAGGAGTAAATCCATCTTGGATGCGTGGAAGCAAAGAATTCACTATCGTGACTTTTTCCAAAGGAGTATTGAATTCATCCAAGAGTTCCAGAAGTCGCCCATTGATTTGTTCAATGCGAGCTCCTCCAATGTCTACTGTTGCGTTTTGAATGAGAGCGTGACCAAGACTATTTGTCCATCCAAAGGTTGGTCCCACAAATCTTGTTGTCGCATTTGCCCTGGCTACTAGTTGAGGAGCCGCAATATCAGGCATCGTTGTGACTAAATACAATCGTGTAATCAAATGTCCCTGTCGGGGCAACGTAATGGATGCTTGGGTAGCGAAATTGGGTCGTGTATCAAAGTCCAAACGAACCCACGCTGTCGTAAATCGTCCTGCCTTAATGAACACCTTTTGAAAAAAAGAGATCATAGGTTTTCCTTTTGTAGGCAACAGGCGTTCATCCTGAAGGCCTGTGTGAATCACCTGGAGGAGAGCAACCACCATTCTATCGGGTATTCCGAAAGTCCTTTACATATCCCACATATCTTGAATGAACAAAGGATCTACAAAGTTTCTTACGTTGGGGTGACTTTTTACAACAGGAAGAAGAGCAAAACTAGAGATCTCTGCTTTCAAATCGTATTGCCGAGTTAGAAGAAGGCCCATCAAATTCTTGGGAATCTTTGTATACACAGGAGAACGAAGTCCAGAGGTTTTGCAGAGTTTCAAAAACAGAGTAAGATCCTCAAAGGTAAAGGTGAGGATGAGATAGCCATCTTTCATTTGAATTTTGCGAGGTGTCATTTTGTCTTGTAGAGTTGGAATAAGCTTGCTAGGAATATCCGAAGTGGCCACGTGAAAGATTTCTTCTATGGTTTCACGATAGGCTGTTTCCAAATAGGTCTCGTCACCTTCTTTATGACCGCCAATGCCTGAAATACCAGGATTCTTCTTATGAGGCTGATATCCAGCAAGCACGTGCTTTCCATCTGTAAAGACACATCCTGCTCCCATAAAGGGTATGGAAGAAGGAAGAGTTAGTGTTGGTTTTTTCTGGAAAAGTCTGCGGAAGAAAGACATTGGAAAGGGTTTCTGAATTGGTAAACGAAGCTTTTCTTCAATTTTAATCTGTAAACATCCGATTGGCAATTCCATTTTGGAATCGCAACCAATTCAGACCCACGCAGAAGACTTTTACTTCCCAAGCAGCAGCAGTTCCATCTGGATTTTGAGGCGGCCGCACGTCTAAGGTGAGGCGCAGATTCTGGAGGCGTGATGCGTTGATCGTGCCACTCGGTTGATGAACATCACCAGGCCATCTCGCAAAAGGATACCCGTAGACAAATTGGTTGTAAGCAATGACTCCTCCGCGATGGTGCTTCGCAATGAGCTGGCGGAAGAATTGTTCTTCTGCGTTTACAAGATCAATTCCATTGGCTTGGATGCGAGCATACAGTAGCATAGATTCACGTGGATTAAAGGTTGAATTGTAGTCTTTGTTTAATACACTGGACCAATTTGTCCATTCATTGTTATTCGCAACATCTTTGCGTCGGATAAACCATAGAATTTCTTCCAACGGATGATTGGCCTCTAAAGGCAGTTGAATGCGGATATTGTTTTCTTGATTGGATTTCGCAATCACATATTTCAGTGGTTCTTCAAAATAAAAGGTCTGAATATGTCTGTGCATAATTTCAAAAGGTTGGTGAATAATTGTAGACCGAACCGAACCATCCAACATTGCGCCCCAAGTGACCAATCGGACATTTTGAAGCATAGGTTCAGACTCTTGTGTTTGAGTAGGAACAACTTGAGGGAAAGGAAGAGTTCTATTGATAAGATTGATGGTTGTATTGATAGGGGTGGAATCACACGAATCTCTGAATCCTCTTGCTTGACGAATGACTTCTGTAAAGGGTCGCAATGTCACGTGAATGCGAACAGTTCCTTCACGACACGCTAAGAGAGGCAAGCCCTCCTTCATTCGTGTGCGTTGGAAAAACAAAGGAAGCAAGCAGTGAATGAAACCTGATTCTGTAGGAAAGACACGGTATTGAGGCCAATTTAGAATTTGAGGAAGAGAAGCAACTCCTAAATGATCTACTCCTGGTCCAATTTGAGTATTCAAGTCAGGATACAAAACACTAAACATTGTGGCTAGATCTCCATCCACCATTTCAATGGTGGATCCATCAATTTCAAGTTCTACTTTCTGAAGGAGAATCTGTCCTATCGCATTCGCATAATACCACGCTTCTTGAGGTCTCTGGTAAGTAAATCGCTGACTCTGAAGATTTAACACAGCGGTTAAATCAAACCAACTTGTCAATTGGAGTTGAAGGACAGCTCCTAATAATAAATCACCGCAGGTCTGGGAAGCAACATCAAAGGTGAAGCGTTGCCCAAATGCGGCTGGACCTCTATACTGGAAATCTTGAAGAACAGGAACATAAGGGGTAAAGCGACGATCGGGGCTTCGTGCGAACCAACTTGTTGTTGATTTGAGAGGAAAATAAGAATTATCTTGTGCGTCACGATCTGTGAGATCCAAAAGAGTTGTAATATCTCCTGCGGGTCTTTGGAAAGTTTTTGATGAACTCGCCATCTGCTACAAAGATTCTTTGTTTTTCTTTAGAAGAGGACAATGGAGATTCCCATTTCCAGAGAACTTCCAGAGAGTAAAAATGGGGTGTTTGTCTATACACGAGGAGGCCCTTCCAATCCAGATATAAGAGGAGTTTTTTCATTTTCCTTTTATATACAATTACCGTGGGGTGGACATCCAACAGAGATGGATATCGCAAGAAATGTGTATTTACAAGGGCTGTATGCGTATGCTAGTTTAATGGATAGGGAGGATTCAGTCTTCAGAGGATGGAAAGTTGTGATCTATACGGACGACTATACACTGTATCATTTGAAGAGATTAAAAGTAGATCTTGTTAAAAATCCCAATATAGAATTCTGTATTGTTAAATGGCCCTATTATCAAAAATATATAGATCCAGAATTAAACGGTCAAGTCAATGCGGATATTCTGCGCGTAATGCGCATTCGTGCCTTCTTTGATTTCCCAAAGGTTCCTGTATTTATGCGTGATGCGGATACGTTATGGGCGCGGAATATAAGTGCGTATTCTAAAATGTTAAAACTGGAGGAGTCTGAGTTGTATGAGTGGGAATCGAATTTCTTAAAAGGAGCATCAAGGCATCCGAATACTTTTATCTTTGCGAGCAGTATTGCTTACAAACGACATTGGCACAAAAATATGAGCAGAGAAAAGGTTGGTCCTCTTGGAGCCTTTGCGGGCCTTCAAAGTGCGATGCCTCTTGTTCCTTGCTTACAAGATACAAGGGTATGGGAAGGAATTATTCAGTATATAACATACCATTCTATCCGAACCGCAATAAAGAAAAATGTTCAGTTTTATGATAAATCCATACAT